CGACTTCTCCGACCTTACATAGAATATCGTGTGCCTCAAGTGAGGTGAGCTTCCGTCCAACCGCTTTATGGAACTTTGCAACCACATACTTGAAGAGGTCAACAAGTGGTTCTGGCCCTGATGCTCTTCCACCAAAGGTCTTAAGTCTCGCTCCTGCCGGACGTACACCTGAAACATCCCACTTAGGCACTTCTCCAGCGTATAGCAAGGCAATGACTTGTCGTAAGGCTTTAGCCCATCCCTCTTTGGAGTCCTTAACATTAATGACAGTGCCACTATTGTACAACTCAGTTGGAATCTCAGGTAACTTAGATACATACTTTTGCTCCACACTAAAGCCTACACCTGTTCCGCATAACAGAATATACATAGCCTCATCAAAGGCTTTGGGATCATCAATGGGTAGGTATGAGCAGTTATAACCTGCAATGTTCTGACGCTCTAAAGCATCACCAGCTGTCATGATGCTTCGCATTGATGGCATCACTTCTAAGTTAGTCACAGCATTCTGCAGCTCATCACGCAGTGGTTGTGTCAGTGTGTAGTCATGCTTGTCTTTTAAGTGCTTGCTCATAAAGTCAAAGTAGCGACTCACAGTCTCAGGCCAGTGCTCCCTACGGCCTTTATCATCCAAGTAGCGAGAGTAGCGGCTCTTGCCAATGTATTCTTGGTATGGTGTCATAGTTGTACTCATTAGTCTAGTTCCTTTATTAAATATTCTTGTTTCTTCTCAATCACATCATCAAATCTTTCGACAAGGTCATCACTCTGGAGTCCTAGCAGTTCCACGAGTGTAACCTCATCTAAACGCTTGAGAGCCTCTTTCAGTTCTTCAAAGGTTATGTTTAGCACGACGATCAATCTCTCTGTCAATGTACCACTTAGCCTTCTTCAGGTCTTCAATGGCATCTTGCTTAAGGTCACAACGCCAGATGTACTTGATTGCATTACCCAAATTAAAGCCCATGTGTTCTGTAACTTGGATACATTCAATACCTGAGGGATGTTCAGTATAGTGAGGAGGTCTGTTAACTACATCCTTAGCTCTTTGAAAGAACTCATCTATCTCTTCATCATCCTTGCAGTCTACCCACTCTTTGATGGCTTCACTTAAAGGCTTAGCTGCTTCTTTTATGTACATATCACGAGGAACCCATCTATCAAACTGAAAGCAATGGTTACAAGGATGAATACCTTTATCAAGATTGCTGTAAAAGCAAGTATTACATTTATCAATTACCATACTTCCTCCCTAAGTATTCTACACTAAGAAACATCTCATCAAAATGACCATCCTGTACTTCATTCATCATAAGTAATCCCCTCCAGTGTCTGTTACTTAGTTGATCCATATAAGATTCATCGTGAAGATAATAAGACCCAACAATGATAGCACATATAGGCTTTCCATCAGCACGTTTTCCGTAGGCGATTTGCTTTCCCTGCTGGTGTCCTGCAACACAAGACATATGTAGCTTGTTAATGATAGCACTAGCAGCACTAGCAGGTCTTCCCATTGCCCCCACAGGCCAGTAGTGATTAAAGCCAACACCGTTAATAAACACAGGATGTAAGAATCCATGTACTTCCCAATCTTTTTCATACTCTAAGTCCTTTGTGGAAATTAAGCCTTCTAAAGTTGGGTTGTTATTAACAGCCCTATCGATACGGTTCTCATGATTGCCTAAAGTCATCACCATACGAGGCTTGTACACCTTGTGCTTAGATTCCTTCTGAGCCTTCTGAGCTTCTCTCAAAGGAGCCAGTAACAACTTCATGGCCTCCTTAGCAGCTTCAATGTCTTTCTTGTAGCGTAGACCTTCAAAGTACTTACTCCCCTTGATGTCATGGCTACTAAGGCTTGGCATATCTGCAAAGTCACCTATGTTAACCACCACATCAGGTTTGTAATCGACAATGGCTTTACCAGCCCATGTCAGGTGCTCCAAAGGTACACCCTCTTTAATCTGACAGTCCGGTATTACTAAAATTTTCAATGTCATCCCCTTCAACTGTTAGTCTTTCACCTTCACGTAAGCCAGCTTTGATGGCTTCTAAGATACCAAAGGTCAAGAGTGCTTTAGCTTCTTCGTTAGTGAGATCAAACTGAAATGTAGCACTACCATCCTCATGCTCTTTGATAAGGTCAACTTGCATCTTTGTTAGCCTCCTTCAGGAACTCTTCAGCATCATTAACAAACATAAAGTATCTGAGACAAACAGCAAGAGCTGCATTGACTTCTTTGTTACTTGCAATGTCTTCAGGATGACTACTCCAGCCACCATTGAGAGTATTCAAGTAAGTCTGTTTCATAGTCTCAACTGTGATAGCGTCTGTAAAGTCTTCCCAAGCATTCTTAATCTCAGGAGACTTCATCATTGCTTCAATAAGATTATTTATCATACAATCATTTACCTTTCTTTTCATTTAACCATGACATTGGAATATCTTTATCGGCATATTGGAATCCATGCTTGTTGCACCAATCCCCGTATGTAGTTTGGCTTATCTTTGATAGCTTAGACTTAGAGTTACTGAAGACAAATCTAATATCAAGTTCAGGATGTTGTTCCTTCACCATCAAGTGTTTCTGTCTATCAGCAGTCACGAACCTACCTTTGCTCTCAATTATAATACCGTTACTCAGTAATAAGAAGTCAGGAGTGTATGTACGTTTCTTCTCAGGCTGCGTATACCCAATCACTAGCTTCTCATACTCAAAAGGAATACCTAAGGCTACTAGGTTATCAGCTATCTTATCCTCTAATCCTGACCTGAAACCATGCTTCAAAGCTACTTGTCTAACTGTCAGTGGCTTCTTACGCTTCGGCTTCATGGTACTCCTTAGTGATGTGATACTGGTGCAAGAAAGCTCCAAAGGTATCTACAAACTCTTCATCATGTGTGAGCTTACCCATTGTAAACATAATGGCATGAACTAACTCATGGTAAAAGGTTTGCTCAGTAGTCTGCTTATTCATGTCCATACGAATAGAGATGACTTGCTTCTCAGGGTCACACTTACCCATATCATCCATGTGCACTACGTAGTTAACGTGCCACTTTGATCCTGCAAGTTCAAAGGAGGTTGCCACATCTGGTTTACTTTTCTTCTTAGCCATAAGAGCTTACCGTTTTCCAGTACCCTGTCAGTATTGCCGTCATAAGCTTTGATACAAGCTGCATATAGTTCCTCTTCGGTTGTACAGTCTTTGAGAATCTTATCAGCCTTTACAGGGCCAATACCTCGGATACCTTCAATGTTATCAACTCTGTCACCTGTCAGTATCTGTTTGTAGAAACTGTACAAGCCTTCAAACTCAGTAACATAATACTCCTCATCCTTTACAGGATTATAGTGCCACCCCGGTAACTGATCTAGATCCTTGTCAACGTGGACGATCCAGTAGTTACCTTCAGTGGACGCTATGCCTACAGAGTCATCAGCCTCTTCACCCTCAGACATCTTAGCACCAAGCTTCATTAGATGTTTGCGAAGAGCCTCATAGTGCTTAGGCTTGGGAGCATCCTTACGATTACCTTTGTAAGGAACAGTGGTAGCTACCTCGAATCTAAAGTTAGTCTTACCTGTAATCCAAGCTCTGTAGTCATCACACTTCAGACGCATATAGATTATGTCGGTAAACCACTCTGTGAGTCGATTTAGTGCCCACCGTTCCTCTTCCTCCTCACATGAGAAGCCAACTTTATAAACTAAAAAGTCAGCATCTACAATAGCCTCAGTTGGCTTTTCAGAGGACATCGTCCGCAGTCTCTTGCTCTTCACCTTCAGGGACGTACACCTTCAGCTCAGTCACTACCAACTTCTTGATTGAAGGTGCAGCACCGAACTTAGCTGACATCTTGTGGCGATACGAAGAGATAACTGCGTGACACTTAGTACCATTACCCATCATGGCAATGTCTACAGGGTTGCCTTCCTCATCCACAGGTGTGAACAAGTAGGTAGACTTAGCAACAATAAAGTTACCCATGCTCTCTTTGTTCTTGATGTTGATGCCCAGCTCTTTAAGCTTCTCACAAGCTGCATCACTCAAGTTACCAATGGTACATTCGTACTTCTTGTTGTCTTCGTTGAACTTAGTGTTAAAGTTATTCATCCAGTTGCTCCAGAAGATTTCACCAGCAACTTTAACGGGTTTCATGCTATCAATACTCATTTCATTTTCCTTTAGTTTCTACTATCAATGCAGCTCTTGTGACGGGTGAGCTGTATTACCCGATGCCAGATCTTCTAAGTACACAAGTGCAGATAATAGCACAGTGTATACCTCTTCAAGATCTAGATCCTCTCCTATCTTAATCCTGAAAGTTTCACCTTCAACATTAAATAGTATTTGATTCTTATCAATGTGTTTCACGCCAGTTGTTACCAACTTTGTACTCCCCGTCTAGTGGACAACGAAGCTTGAAATGCAACCCAGCTTCAACAATACTTTGCTTTGCAGCCTCACCTACCATTGTAGCATACATCTTTGGAACTTCAAGTTGAAATTCATCATGGACATTAGCTACCAGCTTCACAGGCCACTTGTTAGCCTTAGACTTATCATAAAATAATACTAAAGCTTTCTTCATTACTATCGCCCCAGCCCCTTGAAGGAGGGAATTAAGAGCTGCGTGTTCACTGCGTACCCATATCTTACGACCATCAAGCCCCGGTACAAAGCCCTTACCCGCATATCTGCTAACCGTATCTCTAAGACGTTGTAAGGCTGGTGTGTTCTTAAGAAAGGCATCGATAAGTTTCTGTCCCGCTTTAGAATTACCACCGACAATGGAACCAATCTTAGCTGGCCCTGCACCGTATAGGAATGCGTAAATAAATGTCTTCGCTTGATCCCTTGTTTGGAGGCCTGCAGCTTTCTGGTTCTGCGTGTGAACGTCAGTTCCATCCTTTGATGATCCTTCAGTGACCGTCTTAACATAATCTTCATCTTTCATGTAATGTGCAAGCATACGCAGCTCAAGGCCACTAGCGTCACAACCAACCAATACATTGCCTGCTTCCACAGTCCAACACTCTCTGCACTCAGGGCCATAAATACTTCCAGCATTAGGAATCTGTGCCATGTTAGGAGTACTGTGTGTCATCCTACCAGTTACAGCTCCATTCGTTATAACCTTACCATGTACTCTACCGTCCTTACCTACAGCTTCAAGCCAGCTTTCAATCTGAGCTACACGTTTCTGCAGCATCAGGTACGTGGCAATCAACTGAGCCTCCGGTAGAGGAACCTTAGCCAGTACAGACTCATCGACAATAGCCTGACCCTTCTCAGTAAACACCTTAGGTTTCCATCCTAGCTCCATCAGCTTCTCTCCGATCTGCTTTCTACTTCCGGGATTGAAAGTATCAATGCAGTCTTTGATGGGCTTTCCACTTGTCTTGTGGAACCTTGGTGTGACTGTTGGAGGCCATCTCTCTTGCATCTGCTCATAGATTCCAGCCATCTTTCCCTTGATGTCAGCAAGTAAGCAAGTGGCATAGACTTGATCGAGTTTGAATCCATTGCGTTCCTGTTCAGAGATGATAGCTGCTACCTTATGCTCAAGAGTAAGGCTTTCTTGTGAAAAGTCTTTCTTATTGAGTTCATCAGTAAGATGAGTATAAAGATTAGCAGTGACCTCAACGTCCCTAATGCAATAATACTCCAGAAGAGCCATGTGAGGAATGTTAAAGCACTCACCCTTGTATTCCTCTCGTCGTTCCATTAGCCATTCCCATATCCTTTTGTAGTCTACCTTCTTAACTGTCCCCATCCTGTTGCCCCATGCGTCTAAGCTGTGCCCGTTCTCTACTGAGGGATCTAGCAGTCTTGAGGCTATCAGTGTATCGAACACTTGGTTCAAGCGAATCTTCGTATTCCAAAGCCTGTTGAGTATCGAGAAATCGAAGCTTATCCCGTTGTGGGCTACTATCAATGTAACGTCCTTTAAATACTCCACGAGGCTGTCTGCTGCTTTCCATACGTTCACTTCTCCACTGTCAATGTCCTTAGTTACCACCATCCAAATCGTGTTGTGATCTAAGGTTGTCTCTATGTCCAATACGATACGCTTCATATTCCGCTTTCAAGTCTTCATAGTGATGGATAAGTAACTGATACTTTTCTTGCAGATCATAGTACTTACTCTCCAAGTCAATCATTCTACCTGCTATTTTGTCCATGTCAATCATTTACTTACCCTCTTAAAAGAAACACTAGTCACTTCAGCTTCTCCATTGAGAACAAGATCTGACCATTTATTCAGGTCTTCCAATGCACCAATGAACTTTTCCTTTACCAAGTCAGTTTCTCTAAGGGCTTTGTGTGCTCTCTGGATTACAACATCAGGGTCGCAAGCGCCATCAACCTTCCAATCACCAGAAGCAATTGCAGTCTCTACTGCCTCCAGTAGATCTTTTAATTCTTCTCTCATCGCATACCCCTATAAGTCAATTCAGGGCAATAGTACACAGGAGCTTCCTTCCAGTTAGGACGATAGGTATACTTGATAACTACTCCGACAGTCTCTGTAGTCTGTGCAGTATTCTTCTTAGCCCTGTAAGCTCTCTTGTGCATAGCTTTCTTATCCTTGTTCTTCAAAGCCCATTCACGATCCTTAGCTCTACGTACTTCAGCCCTCTGAGCTATCACTTCAGGAGGTACTCCAAGATCAATCATTCGTTGCATCCACTTAGGTACAGATTTAGTCATTACTTTGCAGCCTCCATGTACAGTCCAACATTACCTAAAGCATAACCTACAAAGGCTATACCCAGACCAGTATTCCCTTTGTAGAGTAAGTCCACAGCTACGATAGTGTAGACCACTCCAACTACAGCGATTAACCATGCACTCATTTGTCTTGCTCCTCTTCTAGCTTATCAGCCTCTTTGTCAAACTCTACATCACGTTCTTTGTCACCCTTGTCACGTCCAAAGATTAAGTCCCACCGAGCCTCATACTGCTCCTGAGCTACACTGAAAGGTCTAGGTGTACTTCCCTTGCTCATAATACCTCCTCTTGTACCTCAACCATGCGACCAGTGTTCATGTCATACTTCAGCACACAAGCTGGGCCTGTATAACCATTGTAACGATTCTTAGCCACAGCCACCTTGGTCATGTGACGTTCATTATCATCTGCTGCCATGCTGTTACGCTCCAAGGTAATCACAGCATCACTTAGCTGAGCAATAGCACCGGAGCCTCTGAGCTGAGACAGTGAGACACTACCTCCATCTTCATGCCCTTGGTTCCCTTGCAGTCTACGAAGATGACTGACACAGATCAAGGTAATCTCCAGCTCTTGAACCAGTGTCCTGAGCTTCGTCATCATGTTATCAATAGCCTTACGCTCATCTCCATTGTCTTGACCAGATATAACAATACTGATGTGGTCAAGAAAGATAACCCTGCAATCGCAAGCTTTAGCCATGT